AGTCAGGAAAATATGTTCTTACCTTTTCCCGCTCTGAATCAAATTTTGAGGATTGCAAAAAAGCTTTGGCAATGGGAGTCAATGTGGCTGTAGTTTTTGGTTCTGATGCTTTGAAACCTCAGACCTATGAAGGATATCCGGTTTTAGACGGAGATAAAACCGACATTGAAATGTTGAAGGTTTCAGGTTTCATACTTGCGCTCAGAGCAAAGGGTAAGGCTAAAAAGGATTCATCAGGATTTGTGGTAAGGTAGAAAGCCAAAGGTTTTTTCAGGATATATAAAGGGAGTTTTTGACTCCCTTTTTTTATTTTACCGCTTACCAGGATTTTGACCTATCAAAAATTTGATTTAAGAGCGTTTCAAAGGATCGGATGAGTATTGATACCAAAAAATAATTTGAAAGCATACAACACATATTACAGAACGAAATAAAGCTATTTATCCCTTTCTTGTCTATGGTGGTATTTAATTGGTAGGTTTAAAGAACTATTTTTTTTTGACTTTTCCCTATTGTTAATATTAAGTTAACATTTAAACAAAGTAAAACCTATTTTTACCTAATAGTAAACCTTGGTTTACCCTTGGATTACCTTGGTTTATCTTAATAATATATAATAATACTATATTATACTAATATATAATAGTAGGGCTTAATTTTTTGCAATTGCCTGAAATTCAATATTTTCACCTGTGCAAATTGTGAAGATTCTATAAAAAATGGAGCAAAGGATTTAAACGAAAGCAAAGCATCAAAGAAGAACCAAGGAAGCAATCCGGTAAAACTGGCAATGCATTCACCATATAAAAAAATGCATTATAATACAAAAGAAAAGTTGCGCAAAAAGAAAAATTCAGAAGAAAGTAGAAAAACCAAGGTTAAAATTTGAGACCAAAAACGAAGGCAAAAAGGAGAAAAACAAGGGAAAATTTGCCCGATGAAATAAAGAGAAAAGGAGGAAAAATCCGGATGAAATTTCGGGTTGAGTCAAAAATTTTGTGGCCTTACCCGATTTTTTTTGAGGTCAAAAATGGATCTAAAAACCGCCTTGAATTGTACTTTTTGAAGTTAGTTAACATAATGGAAGTTATAAAACAACGGAAAATTGCACTCAAAACCGGCCCCCAGGCCCCAAATAAGGGTTTTTTTCCAGGGGCCCCCTCCCCCCATCTTCTACCAAATGAAAAATTGACCTTTCTTATTTGTGGGGCATTTGTTGGGGGTTTTGTGATCTAAACTTGAATATCCTTGTTTAAGTCTGATAGGTGTACCCCACCCCCCATTTTTAAAAAAATCACATTTTGACCTTTGTAAAAATGGGTTAATTGGGATTTGGCATTAAAAATTGGGTTTTCTTTGTGTAAAGAAATTGATTGATAATCTGTAAACCATAAAAGATATGCCATTAATGAAAGGATACTCAAGGAAGACTGTGGGTAGCAATATCCGCAGGGAGATGAAGTCTGGTAGACCTCAGAAACAAGCGGTAGCCATTGCTCTGAGTGTAGCAAGGAAGGCCAAGGCGGCAACGGTACGAAAGAAGGGCAGAAAAACCATGAAGAAGTAATGGAGCATTATTATCAAAATGTTGGTGAGGATTGGTTCACCTATCCTAAGTTGTACTCTGCGGTAGTTGAGTATTTTCCTGATTCCTCAAGCTTTGTTGAGGTTGGATCATGGAAGGGAAGGTCTGGGAGTTACATGGGAGTTGAGATTGTAAACTCTGGTAAGGAGCAGAGTTTGGTATGTGTGGATATATGGGTTGGTCCTGCGGATCATCAGGGTATGGAGATTCTGAATGAAGATGGGTTGTATCTGGAGTTCCAGAAGAACATTGAGCCTGTGAATGAACAGAGACCCGGTACTATTGAGTTTATCAGGGGTAAGAGTATGGATGTGGTTGATAGCATCCAGAATTTCTCATTGGATTTTGTGTTTATAGATGCTTCGCATGAGTATGAGGATGTGAAAGATGATATAAGATCATGGTATCCGAAGGTAAAGGAAGGAGGGGTTATAGCGGGTCATGATTATCCTCATTGGCCTGGGGTTAAGAAGGCGGTTGATGAGTATTTCAAGAAGGGTGATTTTGTTGCCAAGGAGCAATGTTGGATTCACCAGGTAGGAGGTAAGAAGGATTTCTACAAGCTTTTGAAATGAAGAAGGAAAAGGGTAAGGGTAGTAGTGTTAAGATAAGCTTTGGTAAAAGGAGGGAGGGGAAGCATAGTAAATCCAATGGTCCGAAGCAGAAGGCAGAAAAGAGTAAGTATAAAGGTCAAGGAAGATAATGGCGGTAAAGAAGAAGTATTCTGTTAAGTCTGGTGGCAGAACGGTTAAGTTCGGTGCCAAGGGATATAGTATTGCTCCTGGGACAAAGAAGGGTGATAACTATTGTGCCAGATCTTCTGGGATAAAAAAGTGTAAGAATGGTCCATGCCCTAATGATTTATCAAGGCAAGCTTGGGGATGTGTTGGGAAGAAAAGTGTGAAGAGCAGGGCCAAGAAATTTAGTAGATTAAAATAATTGGTTTTAGATTTGCTTGTCTCATCGGGACATGGGTTAGATTTTAGAATAGTCAGACTAAAAGGTACCGGGTCTTACCCGGTATTTTTTTTTGGTGCAAATGGCTTTATGTTTGCAAAAAGTAGATATGGAGAAGGTAAAGATTGGCAAGGTGAAGTTGCATCCTGATAATCCAAGGTTTATTAAGGATGAGAAGTTTAAAAAGTTGGTCAGGAGTTTAACTGACTTTCCTCAGATGGCGGATGTGAGGCCATTGGTGGTTAATAGTGATATGGTTATTCTGGGTGGCAATATGAGACTCAGGGCCATGAAGGAGGCAGGATGGAAGGAGGTACCGGTGGTTGTGGTAGATTGGGATGAGGCAAAGCAGAAAGAATTTGTCATAAAGGATAATGTTGGATTTGGGGAGTGGGATTGGGATGCCATTGCCAATGAGTGGGATGATTTACCCTTGGATGAATGGGGATTGGATAAACCGGCACCGGAGTTTGATGAGGAGAAGGAGATCCCATTTGTGGATGAAGAGAAGGAGATAACTGAGGAGTTCAGGAAGGGTGATGTGATTGAGTTGGGAGGGATTCATAGGTTGGTAGTAGGTGGGAATAGTGAGGATATGGTGCAAAAATTAATGGAGGGAACGGAGCCTGATTTTATCAGTAGTGAGATGCCATACCTGAAGACAATGTTGGATTATTCTGCCATGGAGGCAACCGGGTTAATTTCTGCAAATGAGATTAATATCAGGTATTGTGGGTTGGTTCAGACCGGGAAAGTGGCAAGAAAAATCGTGGAGGAATGGGTTAAGAGGTTTCCAAAAGAGGAAGTGGCCTTGAATGGGCAAATTATTGCTTGAAAAAGCCTTTTTTTGTAAAAAAATTAAGTGTAGAAGATAAACCAGAATAAAATATGCCAAGAGGTAACCCACAAAATCTGCAAAAGCATCAATGGAAGAAGGGCCAGTCTGGGAATCCAAAGGGAAGACCTAAGAGTATGCCTGATTTGAAGGATGCATTGATGACCGTACTTGGTCAGATTCAGAATGATACGAATGCTCTGGAGGCCATGTTAACTGTTTTGAGGAGTAAGGCATTGAAGGGAGATACGAAGGCGGCAGAGATTCTGTTGGATCGTGCGTATGGTAAGCCAAAGCAGGAGACAGATGTGATGGCAACCTTTACTCAGGTTATTATGCCATTACCTCCGGCCCAGGATATAATTGAGATTGGTCATGGTAATGTCAATCTTCAGATTGAGGAAGAGCCAGAGAAGGTTAAAAAGCAGAATGATGAGTACGATTCTTGATTATTTCAATGATGATCTGCCCTGCGTGGCTTATGGGCATGAGATTAGGAAGAAGGAAAAGGTAAACCATCCTGAACACTATGGAGGAAAGGAGAATCAGTATGAGTCCATTAAGGTTATTGAGGCATGGGATTTGGGTTTTTGCCTTGGGAATGTGGTTAAATATATTTCAAGGGCCGGTAAGAAGGATAAGGATAGGCAACTTGAGGATTTACAAAAGGCCAGATGGTATCTGGATAGAGAGATTAACAAGTTAAAGGATGCCGGTATTAGACCTGAGTAGTGCAGACCTCTGGAACCAGAAGTATCTTCCGGCCCTAACAAGGCCAAAGATTTACAACATTTTATATGGAGGTGCAGGATCTGGGAAATCTCAGACCATGATTCAGTTTTTCCTGAGTGAAATCTTGAACCATGGGGAGAATGAGAATGAGACCTTCGTTGTATTGAGGAAGGTAGCGGCCACCATCCGAACTTCGGTTTACATGGATTTCAAGAATAAAATCTATGAGTGGGGTTTGGGGGATTTGATTCAGGCTTTCGATGGAATCTTTGAATTCAGGAGTAGGAGTAATAAGATCATCTTCATGGGTGTGGATAACCCGGAGAAGTTGAAGTCACTTGCCCAGGCTAAGTATATCTGGGTGGAGGAAGCAACGGAGTTAACCAAGGAAGACTTCATTCAGGTAACCCTTCGACTCAGGGGTGTGAGTAAGCACCAGAAGAGGTTCTTTTTGACCTTCAACCCGGTTTCGGATTCTCATTGGATAAAGGAAAGGTTCTTTGATAAACCGCCATTCATTGAGAAGGACAAGATTCTCATCATGCATTCCACTTATAAGGATTCTCTCCGGTTCCTGGATAAGGAATATCCTTTGAGAATGGAAGCCCTGAAGGAAGTTGATTATACTTACTGGGATGTTTATGCTAATGGGAACTGGGGAGTCTGGGATAGGGAGACCTTGTATGTAACATATTTCGATCCAACGGTCCATGTGGTGGAAGGATATCTGAAGGCCCATCCTGATTATCCATTATACTTGAGTTTTGACTTTAACATTACCAACACTTGTGTGGTGATCCAGTATTCCAAGAATGCCGCAGGACATAAGTGGTATGGCACCATAAATGTGATTAAGACATACCGGATGGGAGACCTTGGTGATTTGTGTAATCAGATAAAGTCTGAGTTTCCCGGCATGAGGTATATTATCAATGGAGATCCGGCAGGACAGGCACGGAGTGCATTCACTACGGCCAACATGAGTGCCTATCAGTTGATAGCAAACTTTATGAACCTACCGGCCATGAATCTCCAGATTATGAGGGCATCCCCAAGTCATTTGAACACAAGGATTGTGGATACATTGGTATTCAGGAAGTGTAAGATTCAGATTGGCTCAAATGATAATTCTGCTTTGATAGCAGATTTTAAGGAGGCCAAGGTGGACCGGAGAATAAGCTTGGATACCTGGAAGCAGAAGAACCCTGATAAGTCTCACGCATTAGATGCATGGAGATATTTTTCTTTTGCTAATTTTTATGAAATTGCAAGCGAATACAATATTCAGAAATTCAATGGCAAACTGTTGCAAGAATAATATGGTAATCTGTGAACCCATCATCGGGTGTTGCACAGAGTTCTGGATTGAGGTTCCACCGGATTACCTTGAGCCGACAATTACCATCCTGATTACAAAGGGCAATGGGGCTTCGTTCCAGAAGGGCATTGTGGTGGAAGATGGTTTAGTTGAGATTCCTCTGGATGAGATTCCTGTGGACTTTTTTAATTCCTATGGTGGGCCTTATACCTTGGAGTATATTGATCCTGCTACCGGGGATATTATTGGTTTTATGTATCAGGGCCAGAATGTAACTGGAGTCCAATGGAATATGAAACCAGGCACAAGTGATAACACGATTTGTACTTTAGATGTATTTCAGTAATGTATGATGTTTCATGTGGAAAGGGTAGAAGGGGTTGTTGTATTATTATCCCTGATACTGGTGTCGGCCCTGTCGGCAATGTTGTCTTTGTTTATGGACCACTTCCTGGAGGATCATCCGGTTGGCAAGCAATATTTATCCCTCATTCAGAGGTTGCCGACCGAGATAGCGAAACCGATAGGTGAGTGTGTTATCTGCTCCGGTGCGTGGCAGTATCTTTTCTTGTCTTATTTTGTTTTTGAATTCCCATTTTATTTATGCTTGATTGGCTTAGGCGCAAACCACCTGTTCATAAAGTTGACCCTCCTGCTCCGGAGTTAAAGGATGGCAAACCTGTTTATCAGGGTGTGGCACCGAAGGAGCGTTGGGATCAGATTGAGTTTGTATTTGAATCCGGTGGAGTCAATTACTTTAAGTTTGTATCTGAGGTAAACATCCCTTTCCAGAGGGCGGTGGCCGCAAGGGACATCCTGACTGAGGAGTTATGGCAGATTAACCCTGACCAGTTGACTGCTTGGAACACCGGGTTGATCCAAGTTATTACTGATGAGAAGAAGAAACCCGATAAGAAGCTTTTTGAGATAGGTGTACTGGCCCATCGGTTAAAGGAGCAGTTGGATATGTCTTTCAGTCTTACAAGGCAACTGAAGCTTGCCTCTGTGGTTTATTTTGATGAGCATGAGAATCCCTTGGATTATCAGTATCCATATAACCATGAGAAGATAAAGCATTGGATGGCTAATAACGATGTACCAGATTTTTTTTTACGGCTCCCGGAGTATGCCTCAATGCCCTCTGGGAGAGAATTAGCGGAGAATTTCCCGACCTATTTGCAGGGGGAAACAATGGCAAGGTTAAAAGACCTGACACATATTATTACAATTATGTCAATGGACAATTCAGACAAAGATATGATGAAGCGATTGCAGTCGCAGATGGATCTATTGAACGATATAAATTCTTGGTCGAAAGACCAGTTTACGAATACTACCTATTCTACAACCGTTGGGTAGCAGAGAGGAGGAAGGAGATTTCAAGAAATAAGGCCCAGATGGCTAAGAATAAGTAAGTTTGCTTTGCATCTAAGTTTCATAAGAACAGGGAAAGAACCTCCGCACTTGTGGGGGTTTTTTTTATTTACCTTTGCCAAATAGACAATTAGCCATGGCAACTATTTCCAATAATGAGATTAAGATTAAGTACAGTCTGGACACCACGGACCTGGCTAATGCCACGGCCCTATTTGATAGGTTGAGTGCGGAAGACCGGCAGTTGCTTAATGATCTTAAAAGGTTACAGGCTCAGTTAAATGCCACCGGCCAAGCAGGGCAAGCGGCAGGGCAGAATATTAGTAATGCCGCAAGACAGAATAAAAAAGATTTTGACCTGATGGGTTCAACCATCAAACAGATTGGTGGCTATATGGCTACTTATTTCTCAGTTCAGGGGTTAGTCAATTTTACTAAAGCAGTTGTAAATACTACTATTCAATTTGAAGCATTAAGCAAAGCCATTCAATTTACTTCTGGATCAGTATCGGCAGGATTAGCAAACTTTAAATTTCTTGAACAAACTGCGAAAGACCTTGGGTTACCATTGGCGGCAGCGGCAGAAGGATTTAAATCCATGAGTGCGGCCGCAAACAGAGCCGGTATCACTTTTAAGGAACAACAGAAAATGTTTCTTGACCTTTCAAAAGGTATGGCGGCATTGTCTTTAACATCACAAGATGCATCCCTTGTCTTCTTTGGTTTCGGACAACTTCTTTCGAAAAACAAGGTTTCGGCACAGGAACTTTACCACCAAATTGGGGAAAGACTCCCTATTGCGATGCAAGCGGCACAAATGGCGGCCGCTAAAATTACAGGGCAATTAAAGGTAACATCTGGAGAACTTATTAAGTTAGTAGAGGATGGTAAGTTAATGTCTTCAGAGTTCGCCCCGGCATTTACTGAAGCTATTGCCCAATTAGCTGGGGAGTCTGCCAAAATTGATACACTTGGCAAAAACTTTACCAGACTTGGAAATGCATGGGATGAAATGCTATTTAAAATGGGCCAGAGTACATCTGGATTTTGGTATAAAACTACAAAGTTTATCACACAGGCCATAGAAGAGTTTACTATGGCAATACAAGGTTGGGAAGGAGATTTAGAGGATACCCAAACCAGAAACTTTAATTATACAATGATTAGGTATAAAAATTCATCTAAGGAGTTTTTAGACTTGATGATTGAACAAAAAGAAAGTGAGGCGGAATTAATGAAGGCCCAAGTTAAGATGGCCGAGAGTTTGAAGCAATTAAAGGATAATGAAACAACCACAAGGAATTTAGAAAAATCACAAGTTGAGTTAGCATCAATAAATGGCGAAATAGATGCTTTAATCAGATTAAGGACTGATTTAAATAAAAAGACAAAAGAATCTGCCGAGAATGACGATCAGGCCAATAAAGCCGCAGAAAAACTTTATAAGAAACTTATTGATCAACAGGAAGCCTTGATGAAGGCCGAGGAAAAATATATACAATCAAGAACTAAAGCCGGAACAAATCAGGACATTCTTATACTTCAGAACCGGGTTAAGTTTAACAATGAAATGTTAAAGATTGACCAAGATGCAAGGTTTAAGAACCTTGAACTTGCTAAGAATAATGCGGTTGTAAGACAAGGTGAAATACAAAAAGACACAGAAGCAGAGCAGGAGTTAATTAGACAAGCAAGGTTTAAAGCCTTTGCCTTGGAGTCAGAATATTACAATAAGACAATTGAACTTATTCAGGATAATAAGCGCAAGAGAAAGCAAGAATTGCAGACTGATGAGCAGAATGAGTTAGATAAGACTCAGGATTTTTATGAAGATCAATTAATACAACTTGAAAATAAATATAAAGAAGCTAAGAAGATTGAAGGTTTATCTAAAGACAGTCTTGAATTATTAGAAATTAATTACCAGACTGC